CACGTCCGGTGTCGCCTATTTCGAGTATTCGGCGGAGGCGGGGCGGGATCCGGGGGACCCGGCGACGTGGTGGTCGTGCATGCCCGCGTTGGGGCACACCATCACGGAGCGGAACATCGCCGCCGACTTCGAGTCGATGGACCTGGTGGATTTCTGCGCCGAGTACTTGGGGTGGTGGCCGCAGGAGAACCGGCCGACGTGGCAGATTGTGCGGGAGTCGGTGTGGTCGGGGTTGCGGGACCCGCAGTCCGGGATCACGTCGCGGGTGTCGATCGGCGTGGACATTGACCCGGAACGCCGGTACGCGGCCATTGCGGTGGCGGGCCGCCGCTCGGACGGCGACTGGCATGTGGAGGTGGTGGAGCCGGGCACGCAGGTCCCGACGACCCCGGCCCCACCGAATTTGGACTGGTTGCAGCCGCGCCTGTTGGAGTTGGTGGCCGCCCACGATCCGATCGCGGTGGTGTTGGACCCGAAGTCTCCGGCCCGGTCGTTGTTGACGCCGTTGTTGACCGCGGGGGTGACGGTGGAGGCCCCGAACGGTTTGGAGGTGGCCGCGGCGTGTTCCCGGTTTTACGACGCAACGGGGCAGGCCGGGGAGGACCCGGCCGGTACCGCCCCGGTCAGGGTGCGCCACCTTGGGCAGCGCTCGCTGGACGGGGCGGTCGCTGCGGCACGTAAGCTGACATCACCGACGACCGGCACGTTTACGTACATGCGGACCGGGGTCGGCGCGAATCTAGCGCCGCTCTATGCGGTAACGCTCGCCATGCACGGCTATGAGATGAACGCGCCCGACGATTACGATCTTCTGCAAAGCGTTTATTAAGGGAAGTCTTAGACTCACGGCCATGCTGAAACCGTGCCGTGGGTGTGGCGTCGAGTTCGATTCGTCAAGGGGGAACCGGTGCTTCTGCGAGACTTCATGCAGGCTCCGATATCAGGGTCGAAATGTGGAGCCCGGCAAGGGTCTCGGCACCCGGAAGATGACCTGCCCCGTATGTCAGAAGCCGTTCGAGACCTTCAAGGGTCTAGGCAAGTACTGCTCGGCCGAATGTCGCACCCGAGCGATGAACCTTCGGCACCTGTACGGGGTTACGTCCGTCCAGTACGCCGAGATGCGTGCAGCGTACGGCGACATGTGCGCTATCTGTCGGCGGACCTGCGATACCGGAGACCGACTGGGCGTCGACCATGACCATCGAACGGGCCGCGTACGCGGCCTCCTCTGCCGGAGATGCAACTCTGCCCTGGGGTTTTTCCGCGACGACATTGATCTGATCAAGGCAGCAGTTAGGTATTTGGAACGCAACTACGCTGACAACCGGGACTAAGAGGGCGGAGGCTTTCGCATGCGTGAGGTGGTGACGACCATCCTGGACGTGCTGGGCCTCCTGATGATCGTTACCGGTCTTGTGGTGTGGCTGTGGCCGCTGATCGGCCCGTTGTCGTTGGCGACGGGCGGCGGGGTTGTGTGGGCGTGGTCGCTGCTGGTGTCCCGTGGCGGGGTTGAGCCGTGAGTTTGTGGAGGACGCAGCCGCGGCAGGGCCGGTCGGCGGATCTGGGTGCGTTGCAGATCGCGTTGGACCGGTCGGGGCGGGGTCCGCGGGTCGGTGCGGTTAATGTGGACCCGGAAAGCGCGATGCGCCAGTCGGCGGTGTGGGCGTGTATCCGCCTGCGGGCTGATCATGTGTCGACGTTGCCGGTGGACATTTTCCGCAACTTCGGCAATTTGGCTGTCGAGGTGAACAAGGCGCCGATCTTTGAGGACCCGGACGGCCCGCGGTGGCCGTGGCACGACTGGGCGTGGGCGTCGCAGTCGGATCTGGACCGCACCGGGAACTGTGTGGGGATCATCCGGGATTGGAACGCGATGGGGTTCCCGTCGCGGATCGAGCTGGCGAACACCCGGTCCACGTCGGTGCGGGTCAGCAAGACCGGCGTTGTCACCTGGAAGATCGACAACGTCGAGTACCCGGAAAGCCAGATTTGGCATGAGCGCCAGTTCCCGGTGTCCGGGCTGATCCTGGGCTTGTCGCCGGTCGCCCAGGCGGCCTTTGCTATCGGCGAGGCCATGTCGATGCAGGACTTTGCGTTGAAGTGGTTCGGGCAGGGCGGTGTGCCCCGGGCTCGGCTGCGTAATACGCAACGCGAGGTGAAGCCCGAAGCTGCGTTGGCGATCAAGGAGCGGTGGAAAGGTTCCGTCGAGGGCGGCGACCTTTTCGTGACGGGCAACGACTGGGAGTACGACCTGATCCAGGCCGAGCATGCGGGCATGGAGTGGATCGAGGGCCGCCGGATGGCCATCCCGGAAATTGCCCGGTTCTTCGGCTGCCCCGCCGACATGATCGACGGGGCGGCGTCCGCCGGTGCCGGGAACGTGAACTACGCGAACATCACCCAGAAAAACTTGCAGTTCCTGGTGCACCACCTGGGTCCGGCGATCATCCGCCGGGAGCACAACTGGAGCAAGGGTCTGCTGCCGCAGCCCCGGTACGTGAAGCTGAACACCGACGCCCTGTTGCGGATGGACCCGCAGAACCGGGAGCAGACGATCCGGTCGCAACTGGAGTCGTTCCAGATCACCGTGACCGAGGCGCGCGAGTTGAACAACCGGCCGCCGTACACCGCGGCCGAAGAAGCCGAAGCGAAAATGTACTTCCTGTCGACTCCGGACCCGACCTCGCTGCCCGGCGACCCGGTCGCGCCGACGCCAGCCAACCAAGGGGGCAACGCATGACCACCGTCCACGAGCCCACCGCGGCCAGCCGCGCCGAAGCCGCCGAGGCCCGCCAGCGCGCCTTCGCCGACCAGAGCGCGGTGGTCATGCCGGACCGGTCGCAGCGGCAGCAGACCCGCTCGGAAACCCTCGGCCCCGGCATGCGCCGGGAGTCGCCGTTCGGGGCGGAGGTGCGCGGCAAGCTGGAAAAGCGGGACGGCAAAGAGCTTTACCATTTGCATGGGTATGCGACGGTGTTCGACACCCCGTACCCGATGTGGGACATGTTCGGGGAGTACGACGAGATCGTCCGCGGTGGGGCCGCCGACCTGACCCTGGCGAAGGAACCGGACGTGTCGTTCCTCGTCAACCACGGCGGGGTGACGATGGCACGCACCACCAACGGCAGCCTAGAACTGGAGGCCGACAAGGTCGGTCTGGCCCAGGATGCCTGGCTGAACCCGGACCGTTCCGACGTGCAGATCCTCATGTCGGCCATCGACGACAAGCTGATCACCGAGATGAGCTTCGCGTTCATGATCCCCGACGCGGGCGGCTGGTGGTCGGAGGACTTCCAAACCTTCGAAATCCGCCAGTTCGACCTGGACCGTGGTGACGTGTCCGCCGTCAACTACGGGGCGAACCCGTACACGAGCATCGCCGCCCGCGCCCGCGAGGTCATGACCCACATCCGGCTCCTGACCCCGGGGATGCGCGGCGCGTTCGCCGACGCGCTCGGCGGCCGGGCCGAACGCTGGCAGCGCGCCCTCGACGAATCGGAGCGCCCGTCGGCGGAGAAGGTCTTGCCGACGGTTCAGGTGACCCGGGTGTTGACCGCGAAGCCGACCCCGCCCCGCCGCGAGCCCGTGCCGGACCGGCAGGGTCGATGCCTGGAAGCTGTCGAACGGCTGCTGAACGACTAAACTAAACAGGGTTCGTCCAAGCCACATGATGATCGTTTTCCATTAAAGACACGCTGAGACGGCCAGATACGCAGAAGGCCCCTGATTCCTCAACGCCCGGAGTCGGGGGCCTTCTGTGTGCGTAAGATGATCGGCAGCGGTGGCATCGCCAGTCAGAGCGGTGTGGGGCCAGTCAGAGTCCGGGCCGCGTGATCTCTCTAGGAACATCGAAGCTCACGCGGAAGCCCCAGAGCAGTCAGACTCAGCGGCGGCTGTCATCTTCGCCGTGCCGACAGTCAGACCGGCCAGTCGTAGCCAACAGCATTGCGCGGAGCAGGCATATACCTGCAACCGTGAGGACACTGTTGTGCCCACTATCAAAGACTTGATCATGGCGATCGAGGTCGAGCAAGAACAAACCTCGAAGCGCTATGAGCGTGCAACCGCTGAGATCAACACCATCTTGGCTAAGGCCAAGAATGAAGGTCGGGCGAACCTGACCACCGACGAGGACCGCGACATCGACCAGGCGTTCATCACCCGGGACGCGGCGCGCAGCGACCTCAAGGGCATCGAGAACAAGATGACCCGGGCCAAGAAGATCGAAGCCGAAGAGGCGGAGACCGACCTGGCCCTACGGGAACGCTCCACCGAACCGAAGCAGCTCGCCACCAGCGGCAAGCCCGCGTACGACCGGGTGGCCCGCGTCGGCCAGGAGGAACGCACCTACCACAAGGGCAACTGCCGCAAGGGTGGCCCGTTCATCCGGGACGTCGTCAAGCAGTTCCTCTACCGTGACCTCGACTCCGAGCAGCGGCTCCTGCGGCACATGCAGGAGGAGCGGGTCGAACGCTCCCAGTACCTGGAGCGTGCGGCGGGCACCGGCGCGTTCACCGGCCTCACCGTGCCGCAGTACCTGACCGACATGTACGCCCCGGCCGTCGCCGCGCTGCGCCCGTTCGCGGACGCCTGCAACCACCACGACCTGCCCGCCGACGGTATGACCGTCAACATTTCGAAGATCGTCACCGCGACATCCGCGGCGCTGCAGGCGTCGGAAAACACGGGTGTGTCCGAGACGAACATCGCGGACTCGCTGCTCACCGAGAACGTGCAGACCGCCGCCGGTCAGCAGACCCTGTCCCGGCAGGCCATCGACCGTGGCACGGGTGTCGAGGAAATCGTCATGGACGACCTGTTCCGCCGCTACGCGACGGTCCTGGACGCCACCCTGTTCAACCAGGCCACCACCGGCATCTCCGCGGTCGCGGCGTCCCAGACGTACACCGACGCGGCCCCGACCGGCCCGAAGCTGTACTCCCAGATGGTGGGTGCGGCGGCGACCGTCGAAACCACCCTGCTCGGCTGGGCGCAGCCCGACCTGGTCGTCATGCACCCCCGCCGCTGGTACAAGCTGCTGTCCGCCGTGTCGGCGACCTGGCCGATGGTGTTCGGGATGGGCAACAACGTGCCCGTGTCCGCCACCGCCACGAACAACGACCTCGGCTACGCCAAGGGCATCCGCGGCACCCTCGCCAACGGGATGAGCGTCTGCGTCGACGCGAACGTCACCACCGTGGCGTCCGGCGCGGCCCTGACCGGTGGCGCGCAGGACCACGTGTACATCGTCCCGACCCAGGAATGCCACCTGTGGGAGGACCCGAACGCCCCGGTGTTCATCCGTGCGGAGCAGCCCGCCGCCGCGAACCTCGGCGTGCTGCTGGTGCTGTACGGCTACTTCGCCTACAGCTTCCGGCGTTTCCCGTCCGGCACGATCGTCAAGATCAGCGGCACCGGTGTCACCACTCCGGTGTTCGACGGCACCTGATCCATCCGCGAGTGTCCTGGCCGCCCCCGTCAGCGGGGGGCGGCCAGGCCCCAAAGGGGGGAAATCATGGCCGTCATCACCCTCACGGGTGCCACCACCCAGGTCCGGCCGTTCCCGGCCGGGGGCGCCTGGAACACCGTCCTGGTCGCCGACATGGTCACGTCGAAGGCCACCACCTTCGGCGTCACCCTGCGCCCCGGCTACCTCGGGGCGGCGCTGGCCGCGTGCAACCAGTGGATGAACGCGGGGGTGGGTACCGCCGACCGGTTGGCGCAGGCCAGGGCCAACGCGGTCGGGTTGGAGCTGCGTGACGACGCGACGATCGCGACGGCGATCACCGCGGACGGGGTCACCGTCACGATCGTCACCACCGTCGGTGCCACCCCCACCGTCACCTTCCAACTGGAGGGGTCGCTGAACAACTCGGCGTGGAACCCGTTGTCGTCGGCGGACTCCGCCACCCCGACGGTGTTCACCACCGCCACGTTCGCGATCACCACCGCGACGACCACCGTCCGGATCGTCAGCCCCACCGCCGCGTGGCGGTACCTGCGGTTGACGGCGTCCGCCACGACGAACGTCACCTCCACTATCGACGTGGCCGTCGTCTAGGCCCGCACAGAAAGGCACCCCATGGGACACCAGGAAGAGCCCCGCAGCTTCGACATCACCGACGAGATGGCCCGCGTGCACAGCTCCGTCGCCGCCGCGCAGCCGCCCGGCTCGGACCCCGACTCGAAGCTGCGCCTGGCGAAGACCCTCGCCGCGCAGGGCGTGGACCTGCCCGACGGTTACAGCCTCGACGAGGTCACCGAGAAGGACCGGGTGGAACACGCGGAGAAGGCCGACAAGGACCGCGACAAGCTGTACGCGCAGCGTACCCGGGCTCAGCGCGACGCGGACGAGAAGGCACAGCAGGCCGAAGAGGACGAGGAGAAGGACGCCAAGGTGTCCGCGGCGCAGAAGCGCGCCGCCGCTTCCGGGTCCCCGCACGACGCCCCGCAGGGCCGGTCGGCGACCCCTCCCAGCAAGGCAAAGGCCGCAGGGGAGAAGTAAGTGACGTTGGTCCGGGTTCTGCGTACCGCGCAGGTCGTCCTTTCGCACACGTTCTACGTGGACGAAACGGCGACCAGCGCGGCCGGATCCGTGACCTACGCCGTCAAAAGGTTGGACGGTACGGCCGTCACGTCGGGTACCGCGTCGGGTCCGTCCCCGGTCGGGGTTTACCAGGTGACCGTCCCTGCCCAGTCCCAACTGGACATCCTCACCGTCGACTGGACCGGCACCGTCGGCGGGGCGTCCGTCACCGCCCGCGACATCGTCGAGGTGGTCGGTGGGTTCCTGTTCGGCCTCGCCGAAGCCCGCGCCGTCCCGCCCGTGCTGGACGCCACCCGGTACCCGTCGACGATGCTGGCCCGTAAGCGGATCTCCGTAGAGCAGGAATGCGAAGAAATCTGCGGGCAGGCGTTCGTGCCCCGGTTTTCCCGGGTCGCGATGGTCGTCAAGGGCCGGGCGTCGATGAGCCTGCCCAGTGTGCGGGTGCGGGCGTTGCGGGCCGTCACCGTCGACGGGGTGACCCAGTCGTTGACGGGGTTGTCGGTCACCCCGTCCGGGGTGATCACCGGCATGTACTGGCCCGCGACCACCCCCGCATCCCAGGCGGTCATCGAATACGAACACGGCTGGGAGTACCCGCCGGAAGACCTGCGGGAAGCGACGATGCTGCGGCTGCGGTCCCGGCTGTCACAAGGTGACACTGCCATCCCGCAGCGGGCGTTGTCGTTCTCGGTCACCGAGGGCGGCACGTACCGGTTGTCGACGCCGTCGGCGCGGCGCACCGGCATCCCCGAGGTCGACGGCGTGTACGACCGGTACACGTTCAACCGCGGCGGTTTCGCATGACCACATCCGTGTACGCGGCGAAGACCGCCCTGTTCGACCGGCTCACCGCCTACGCCCAACCCGCCCAACCGTTGGCGGGGTTGCAGGTGGCGTACGGGTTCCCGAACGCCCCCGACCTGGAATGCCTGTACGGCGGCGGGGTCCGCTTCGAACAACGCGACGCGGTCGCCGAAGCCCCCGGGATCATGGTCACCGAAGAAGCATCGATCGGCGTGTACATCCGGGTGGCGATCCGCCCCGCCGGGGACGTCCGCACCACCGACACCCGCGCCGCCGCCATCGGCGCCCAGCTCGGGGTGCTGCTGCGCGCCGAACCCCGCCTCGCCGGGGGCAACACCATCATCGGCATCGCCTCCGGGGCCGGGGATTACAGCCAAACCGACGACGAGACCGTGTCGATCCTGGCCTACCAGGTGCGGGTCACCACCAACTTCGCCTACGGCGGTCCCTGATGGCGAAAACGGTCACCGTCGTCGTCGACGAGCAGGAAGTCCACCGCCTCGTCGTGTCCCGCGACACCCGGGACCTGATCCACGACCGGGCCAAGCCGGTGGAACGCGCCGCGAAACTGGCCGCCCCGAAGGACACCGGCCGGGGCGCCCGCAGCATCCGCACCGAAATGGTCCTCGACGGCGACGACTGGGAAGCCCACACCAGTTGGGGCTGGCCGGACGCCTTCTACATGTACTGGCACGAAAAGGGCTCCCGTCACATGCCCGCCCGCCCGTTCCTGGAGCCAGCCCTCAAGGCGGCGCGATGACACACCACAACCGAGGAGGGCGGCCGTGAGCCAGCCATTCGAGATCACCGATCCGGACGTCGAGGCTCGCCGCAAGGAACGAGCCATCGAATACGGCACCTGGGAATGCGGGGACCAGCCGATCAACTTCGGCAACGCCCGCGCGTTCAACCCAGGAGACCCGGTCCCCAAGTCCACCGTCGAACGGTTCGGCCTGGACACCCTAGGCGCCGTCGTGAAAACGGGGACGTACAGCAAGAAGCTCGCCGCGGACGAAACACAACGGCAGAAGCTGCTCGACGACGCCGTCAAGGCGAGCGTCAAGGAGGCGACCGCGCGGTCGTCGACGACGCCACGCCGCAGGGCCAACGCGCCGGTGGTGGAGCCGCCCAACGACCCGCCCGTCGAAGACCGGGCCGCCCATGACCAGGCCACCTCGAAGGACGGCGACAACTAATCATGCCGGGAACGTGCGGCCGACACGGCGAATGGCTTACCGGGCAGACGCGCTGCCCGGGATGCCGTGCTGCCGAATACGCACTGCGCAAGGCACGCATGACCCCGGAGCAGATCGAGGCAGCACGCCAGTACGGGCGTGAATACGCGGCATCCCATCGAGAGCTTCAACGGGGGCGAAGTCGCGAGTTCTACTACCGCGACCTTGACGCCAGCCGTGAACGGGCACGCGACTACGCCAAGACGGTCCGAAGGTCTCTTAGGTGCCAGGTAATCGAGGCGTATGGCGGCAAGTGCGCGTGCTGCGGAGAAAACGAAGAGGCGTTTCTAGTTATCGATCACATCGATGGTGGCGGTAACCAGCACCGTCGTGAGGTCGGGTC